TGACCTGATCAAAGCCGCGGTATCCGGGTGGCTGGGCACCGCGTTAGAATTCATGGATTTTCAGTGTTGTATTATTTATCTCAATGATTACAAATGACATTATGCAGCAGCCCTGCTGGCGTGGGGCATGGTTGGGGCAAAGTCGCTTAATTTTGAGCTTAACATAGCGATCTGGTCCAGGTTGTTTTCCTCCATCCACTTCCCGTAAACCTGAAATACCATTTGAGCATCGGCATGCCCCATCTGGTTAGCAATGAAGTTCGGGTTTGCTCCTGCAGACAGCGACCAGCACGCATACGTGTGTCTCGACTGATACGATTTCCGGTGGCGAAGGCCGGCTCTTTTCATCGCCGCATCCCACGAGTTCCCTATGGAGTTGATGGAGAAGTGTTTGCCGTAATTCCCGGCCCTGGCTGTCAGGGACGGCAGGAAAACAAACGTGCACTTATTGAACTCTTTCTTTCCGTACTCCCTCAGCTTAACAGGTACGTTATGCTCCTGAGAGAAGCGGGTCATTTCATACTGGCTTTTGAACGCCTCGAGTGCAGGCTCGATCAGGTGCACAACCCGGTTAGTGCCAGCATTGGTTTTCGGCAGCGTGAATATCCCTTTCTGCGTCAGGCTTCTTCTGACGGTGATTGTTCCCGCTTTCAGATCCACATCCTCCCAGGCAAGTCCGCACAGTTCACCCGGCCGCAATCCGGTGTAAACAGCGATAGCCCACAGATTCTTGCTCTGCTGATGGTGGCAGGCGTCAATCAGGCGAGGAAACTCCTCCCGGGTGATTGGGTCGGGATCCGGGCGGGATTCTCGCAGAGGGGCCACACCGTTCATTGGTGACTTTGAGATGTAGCCGTTTTCAACTGCAAACTGAAAAATGCCGAATAACACGGTCATGTAGTTGTTCACAGTTACTGCGGATCGACCCTTCTTCGCAGTTTTATGCCCTTTCTTCATGACCTGAAAACCGGTCAGCAGCTCCTTTCTAATCTCCAGCATAGCTTCTTTAGTAATTGAAGAGAGAAGAGTGCCTGATCCAATAATCGCCAAGACATTTGCTATCACCCGCCTGTAAGTGGTGAGCGATGATTCAGCCACCTCCATTTCCTTTAGGGCAAGCCATTTAGCGGATAATTCACCGATCGTCACTTCCTGCCTTGCCTCTCCAAATCGCGCCAGGTTCTGGGAAGAGGGGAACTGCTGGGCATAGTTGAATGTTCCGGTTTTGATGGCGTAGCAGATCGACGTCCGTAACTCGCCAGCCACTTTTCTGTTTTTGGGGGTGTCAGCCACCCCCAAGCTTTCACGCACTCTGACCCCTTTGTAGATGAACCACAGCCTTAGCGTGCCGCCGTGGTTTTCCACTCCTGTTGGGTATTTCATAACGATTCCTCGTTGGTTGATGGTCAGAGTATTTAAGCAGATTGTCGCCGCGGTTTCGCTGAGGCCTGACGCTCAATCCAGCGGTCGATCTCATCCAGGTTGTAAAAACACGGGCTGTTATCCCACGGACTACAGTCAAAAGAGACGTGTTTGTATTCCTTCCCCTCAAGAAAAGTCTTTTCCCGCGCCTTCTTCAGCGTTCCCTTTTTAATGCCCTTCAGGGCTATCAACTGCTCCTCAGACACCCATTTCCCGGGTGATACCATCATGATCACTTCACTCATACCTTTCTCCACTTAAACTGCATGCCGGAGCGAATAGTCAGAATATCGGCACCGGCCCAGCCAAAAGCTGTCATAGCGATTCGGGTAAATTTGCGCGCTGATATTTCAATATCAGGCGATCTGCCCGGGTAAGGATCGCAGGCGGCGCATGCCGGTCATCGCCGTGGCCACGTAGCTCGCTTTCCGGTTCACCACCTCCACCCAGACCTTCACTCCTTCCACCCGTACCGTGTACGTCTCTTTCATCCGGCTGCGCCCGTAGTTTCCGTACCGCTCTTGATGGGCCGCCAGGGCGATTTCGCAGGCCTGGCGCGCCAGCGGTGACTGTGTGCTGCGGTTAATCAGTCGCATGGCCACCTCCTTGCACTACAGGGAGCGTGGCGGTGCGGCAGGCGTTCTGACGCTGTATTTCTTCGCGGATCACATCAATGCAATCTTTCGAGTCCATTAAGTAGTCTTCGCCGTGAAGTCGATCCTGTTCTTTTTCAATCGCCGCGATTAAAGCGTTAGCGATATGCTCTGGTTCTGGCTGAGGTGCCGTTAGCGCTGCCAGCGCTATTTCAAATATCGCCTTTTCTTTGTCGGCTATCTCGACGCCCGGAAACCGCTCGGCGTGCTCGATACACCCCTTTACGTATTCAACCAATTGCTCTTTTGTGAATTTGCTCATCTCGTTACCGGGAGGGCGAACCCTCCCGCCTCCCTCAGGCCACGTATTCCGGTTTCATATCTACCAGGGTGATGCTGAACTTATCGTGCAGGTCATCGCCCAGGTGACGTTTTGCCGACGCCAGTACGCGCTCGACTTCCTCGAAGCGCTCGGCACCATCCGGTTCGCCGGGCTGCGGCAGGGAGTTGATCGCCGCCTCAACCTTGTTGCGCGCATCAACCAGGTAATAGCGTTTCACCGCTTTGTTTTTGAGTTCTGTATACAGGGCCGTACCCAGCGTCACCTTTGCGGTTTCGATGTCAGCGCGGAGTGCTTTAGCACCATCCACATCCTCAGCAGCTTCAATGCGATCCCGGAAATCATCGGCCATAACATCGATGTTGGCGGCCGATTCTTGCGCGCTGAGGTTGGTTGTTACAGTGTCACCGGAGATATCCGCCAGGCTGACTTTCTGAGTGGGCGCAGAGTTAATCTCCTTCTCCTGACGATCTTCAAGCTCGTCAGGGGTATATACCCCGAGGATTACGTCAGGGCAGAATAGTCGCGCCCAGCGCTTCACTGCCAGATATGCGAGCTGTTGGCGCGGATCATCAGCCCATAGTGTTGAATTGCGGGTGCGTGCCTGTGCTAACAGCAAATCCAGTTCACGCGGCTGGTCTTCACCTTTCAGCGTTGCGCGGATAACGATGCCAATCCCAGCTTCGTCAGCCATCGTCCACCCTGGTACGCGATACTCTCCTTTATCCCCTTTGCGGATATTGAATTTCCCAATGATTTTTTCCCATGGCCCGTACCATTCATATTCAAAGCGGTTGGCCAGCACGCCGCTGCGAGAAATTACCGCATTAACTAATTGAGCTTCGTATCCGAGAACACCATTGATCAGGTGGGTTTTCTGCGCCACTGCAAAGGGATTCATCTGCCATTGGGCGGCCTGCATCGCAACAGCCATGCAGTCGGCCTGATTGCCCTGCAGGTGCTTGGGAACTGTCGCGGCACCCTGAGCCATAATCTGAGCAAATGTACTGATGGCGTTCAGGTATTGAGAATCGAACAGAGCCACGTTGGAGTTAATCACAGCGTTCTGGTCAGCAACGGTTACGTTAGTGTTTTGCATTGCCATTCTCTCCATTAAGCCAGGCGCAGCGCTTCAAGGCGGCGCAGGTCGAAGTCGTTCAGTTCGTCGGTGTAATCTTCGGTGATCGGCGCTGGCCACACGCCAGTGTCGAAAGCGTTAGCGATACGGTTCATGGTCTGGCGATACTCGAGCATGCCCAACTCAATCAGTTCTTCGCTCGCCTCAACGATGGCGATCCAGTGATAACCCTCGTCTTTGTTAACGAAAATCCAGAAGAACTGATCCAGCGCCGCGGTGTTCATGTACATGGCAGCGCTGAGGTGATAATCGCGGTCGATGATTTCACGGTGCAGTCGAGAGCGCAGACCGGACTGCTTCACGTTCCACATGCTGATGGTTTTCAGGTCGGCCCCGATGCGAACGGCGTCGATGTCGATTTCCAGATCCGGGCGCACGCGGATTTCCAGCCCGGTCTCCTCATCGATGCCGAAATAGCTCGTCTCAACAGCGCGATCAGGGTGCAGCAGCAGCTTGCCGGCAGTCGGGTGCTCGTGCAGTGCTTTCTGAATGGCCAGCGCCGTTTGCATCTGCTGCTGGGTAACAAGAATCTTGTCGCCTGGGTTCTCGCGCCACGCATCCAGCAGTTCGTCAGCGAATACCGCATCCGGCTTAACGGACTTCACCGCCTGGATCATTTCCGCTTTGGTGCCGGACACTTTCAGCGGTGCCGGTTTCTGCGCTTCCTGTGCCACCAGGTCAGGGTTGATGATCGCCAGCTGCTCGAGGAGCGCATCACGGCTGCCGCTGGTTTTCACCGGCGCGGGCAGGGTGGCGTTGTACTCTTTGATGCAGGCCTTCATCACAGATACGGTGAAGTTTTTATCGTCACCAACGATCCGCTTAAATTCAAAAGGCAACTCGAGATATGCAAGGCCAATGGCATCTTTATCACCGCCCATCGGCACCGGCGCGGACAGGGTGGCGTTGTATTCTTCCAGCAGAGCTTTGATATCGTCAGCACTCAACTGCGCGGGAAGGCTGGAGTTATGCTCATCGATAAAGGCGCGCAGGGTCGCCGCGGTGGTGAATGCACCCTCAGGGATCACTGGCTCTATGCTGAACTCTTCACCAAGGTTTTCCGGTTGCAGCGCCAGCGCATGCATGAGGTTACCCATATCCAGCACTTTGGAACCTTCGCGCGGGATGGTCCCGGCGACGTGGCGCGCGTTGAAATACATCAGGCTGACGCGGGCATCCTTTACCATGGTGGAACTGATGCCATTCGCGGCGTGATAGACTTTATTTGGCAGACTCTCATAGCGGCCCGGTTCGAAGTATGCCGGGTATTCGGCAGCTGGTTCGTCCTGCTGCACTCCTGGTTCGTTTTGAGCCGGTTCTGACTCGTTATGGTTTACAGAATCACTGTTTTGGCTTACAGAATTGGCATTCTGGTTTACATCAGCATTTCCCTGGTGCGCCAGGGTCGGCGCTGCAGCGGCAAGAATTTCAGCCGTGGTCAGGGGAACTGTTTCTGCACCAGCTGCATGAGCGCTTTCATCTGGCAGTACTGCCGCTTCGCCTTCCGGAACCGCATCGCCATTTTCGGCTTCATTTCCGTGATCCGTTTCCATCTGCACATTGCTGATGCTCTCCGCATTTTCTGGTTTTGCGACTTCATTTGAGGGGGTATCCATCAGGCCATCAATGGAGAACACGCCGTTGCCCATGCTGGCGATTTTTGGCTGTTCGGCTGCAGCCTTCTGCTCTGCTGCGACCTGCACCTTTACCTCGTTTTCCCAGCTCTTTTCTGGCACGTGACCGGCGGCCGCCAGGGTTTCTTCAGTTGGGTGCTCATGGTCGCTTTCAGTCAGGTTCTTGTTGATGTAACGGCTCAGCAGTTCCGGGAAGCTGTGAACGTTTTCTTCTGCACCGCGAATAAGTGCGAAAATTGCGGCACGGGAATAATCCAGGATGCCAGCGCGTTTGCGCAGGGCGGCTGACCACTCTTTGAAAGGGCTCTCTTTCTTACTGACGATATCTTTTGCACGGCGGAAAACGCCCCCGGGGATATCATGGATGTTGAAGTCCATAGGCAGGGTGGCCAGCGCAATTTCAATGTCCAGAGTGTCCAGCGTGTGAGTCAGAGTCGGATTGCGATCGGTTTTATTGCCGCCCCCGGCGCAGGTTGCAACGTCAGTGCGCTGAATCAGCGCCACACGGTT